AATGGATTTTAACGGAACTACCCCCTACGATACACTCGTAGAAAAATGGAACCCTCTACTCGATCACGAGGCTATTCCTTCAATTTCAGATTCGTACAAGAAGAAGTGCACTGCTATTCTACTAGAAAACCAAGAGAAGGCTCTTCGTGAGCAATATCTCGTTGAATCACCAGCCAACGGTATGGGTGGTGGCGGTTTCCAAGTATCTCAAGCTGCTGGTACTGCTAACTCTGCTCTAGCTGGTTACGACCCAATTCTAATCAGCCTAGTCCGTCGTAGCATGCCAAATCTCATGGCTTACGATCTAGCTGGCGTGCAACCAATGAGTGCACCAACCGGTCTAATCTTCGCTATGCGTAGTCGTTACACTCAACAAGCAAACAGCGCGGCTGCTTCTGGTGCTGGTCGTGAAGCTCTATTCCAAGAAGTTTTTGCCAAGTTCGGCGGTTCGGGTAACACCTCTGCTGGTGCTGCTACTGCTGCTAACCAAGGCATCAACCCTGTCGGTGTTTCAGGCGGTACAAGCGGTGGTTTCTTACAAGGTGCCAACTTTGGTATCCGCGAATCCAGCTTTGATATCAACAGCTTCCGTGGTCTGTTAACTAACGTTGGCGAAAGTTTAGGCGAAACTAATGCGCTAAACTTCAACCAAATGGCATTCAGCATTGAGCGTCTAGCAGTAGAAGCCAAGACTCGCGCCCTAAAGGCAGAGTACAGCACTGAGCTAGCTCAAGATCTCAAGGCTGTTCACGGTCTCGACGCTGAGAGCGAACTTGCTAACATTCTTAGCACTGAAATTCTCAACGAAATCAACCGCGAGCTAATTTACACCCTATACCGCACTGCCAAGACTGGTTGCCAACAACGCGATCTTGATAGTGGCGGCGTATACGATCTCAACACCGACTCTGACGGTCGTTGGAGTGCAGAACGCTTCCGTGGTCTCATGTTCCAAATCGAACGCGAAGCCAACCAAATCGCCAAGGAAACTCGTCGTGGTAAGGGTAACTTCATCGTCTGCTCGTCAGACGTTGCTTCAGCTCTCGCCATGGGTGGCTTCCTAAACCTCACTCCTGCTCTACAATCTCAACTAGAAGTTGATGATACCGGCAATACTTTCGCTGGTATTCTAAACGGCAAGTTTAAGGTTTACATCGATCCATACGCTGCTGCTGGTGCAAACTTCTGCCTAGTCGGCTATCGTGGTGCAAGCCCATACGACGCTGGTGTGTTCTACTGCCCATACGTTCCGCTACAAATGGTACGTGCAGTCGATGCAAACACTTTCCAACCCAAGATCGGCTTCAAGACTCGTTACGGCATGGTAGCCAATCCATTCGCCGAGAACACTGACATCAACGCTCTCGGTGGTAACCAATACTACCGCATCTTTGCTGTTAACAATCTCCACGGTAACACTGGTTTCGGTCTCTGATCTAAACCTTAACTAAAACTAACGCTAAGGGCTCCCCGTAAAAAGGGAGCCCTTTTCGTTTACATAAATAATAATATGGCAACACCTTCTCATAATCCATTATTAGTAAATTATTTTCAATTTATACTAAACCGTGTTCCAAACATGGTTTATTTTTGTCAAAGTGTAAATTTACCAGGAATTGGATTTGGTACAGCAGATCAACCCACAATATTAGGACATCCAGTTAAAATACCAACTGGAGCTTTTCGGTTTGAAGAATTAGAACTTTCATTTCGCGTAGATGAAAACTTAACTAATTGGTTGGAATTACACACGTGGATCCGAACAACTGGAAATTATACAGATGATGGATCAACTTTACCATACAATCAAAAAACTTCAGATGCTACTCTACTGATAACTAACAGTTCGTATAAACCCAAATTAAAAGTACATTTTAAACACGTATTTCCCCAATACGTAAGTGGAATAAATTTTGCAGTAAATAGTCCGTCTTCAACAGAAGCCATTGCTACGGTTAAATTTGCACACACAGGATATACCATAGAACGACTTGAAACTCCCTAATTATAGTGTATAATGTTATTATGAACCTAGATGAATTAAAAGTAATGATTAAAAAAGATCTGGATATTGATCAAACTGCTCTTGATGCAGAGTCTTCCAGAACACCCCAATTACACAACAAATATTTGGTAATGTTTATGGATGAAAAGTTAAAATTAAAACGAATGAACAGCGAATTGTCTGTTCTTCGTAAAAACAAATGGCTTTACTATACTGGTCGAATGAGTCAAGAAGAACTAACTCAGTTTGGCTGGGAGCCGTTTGAATTAAACATTCTAAAGACAGAAGCAGATGATATGATTGAATCGGATGCAGATTACATCAAGGCTTCTGAAAAGGTTAACTTTCAGGAAGAAAAAGTTAACTATCTGGAAAGTGTAATTAAAATTGTACAAAATCGTCAATGGCAAATCCGAGCCATGATTGACTGGTTGAAGTTTACCCAAGGAGTTTAATTGGCAGATATACGTATCACACAACCTGATGCTGTCGATTTAAAAATCGAGTGTGATCGTTCTTTAGCCAGAGAGCTAAACGGTTATTTTACGTTTACTGTTCCTAATTTTCAATACACCCCAGCATTCAAAAAGCGTCTTTGGGATGGAAAAATTCGTCTTTTTAATCTGTACACCCAGACCATTTACGCAGGTCTGATAGACCTTGTAATCAAGTTTGCCAAAGATCGTGGGTACACTTGGGAGCATATTCCGGTTCCATACGATACTCCGAAGCCAGAGGAAGTCAAGGAATTCATTCAAAGTTTGCCACTCAGCGCAGGCGGAAACCCCATCCAACCTTACGATTATCAGGTAGAGGCCGTCCAGCACGCTCTGAATCGATCCAGGGCCCTCCTGGTGTCTCCTACAGGCTCTGGTAAGTCCATGATGATCTATCTGCTATGCCGTTGGATGTTGGATAAGAACCCAACCGGAAAGCTGCTAATAATTGTTCCAACCACCAGTCTGGTTGCTCAGATGTTGGCAGATTTCCGGGATTATTCCAAACAAGACTCATGGAAAGCAGATCGAAACATCCATACAGTAATGTCCGGAAAAGATAAAACTTCCACCAAACGAATAATTATTTCCACTTGGCAAAGTATTTACAATCAGCCGTTTGCTTATTTTGATGATTTTATGGGAGTGTTTGGAGACGAGTGTCATTTGTTTAAAGCCAAATCACTTTCTTCCATTATGAGCAAGGCCAAGAAAACCAAATACCGTATAGGCACAACCGGTACTTTAGACGGCACACAAACTCACAAACTGGTTATTGAAGGATTGTTTGGGCCAACCTACCACACAACCACAACCAAAAAATTAATTGATCAAGACTTACTCTCACAAATTAATATTGATTGCTTACAACTTCAATACTCTCCAGAAGACATTCAAACAACCAAGAAGATGACGTACGTGGATGAAATACGTTGGGTTGTTAGCAATCCTAGACGCAATCAGTTTATTAAAAATTTATGCAGTAAATTAACAGGCAACACTTTAGTTCTTTTTAACTTTGTAGAACTGCAAGGAAAGCCACTACACGAAATATTACAAAAAGATTCCACAAAACCTGTTTACTTTATTCACGGTCAGACTGAAGTGGATGAACGCGAACAAATCCGTAAAGCAGTAGATAAAGGATCAGATTCTATACTGTTAGCTTCTTACGGAACTTGCAGCACTGGTATCAATATTAAAAACATCCATAATGTAGTTTTTGCTTCTCCATCTAAATCCATTATTCGTGTTTTACAATCTATTGGTCGTGGATTGCGAAGAAGTGACACTAAGCAACAAATGAAATTGTTTGATATTGCAGACGATCTGCGTTACAAGAGCTACACCAACCATGGAATGAATCATCTTGGTGCAAGACTAAAAATATATACTAATGAGAGATTTCCGTACAAGTTGATTTCTATTCAGTTACCAAAGGAGTCTAATGAGAAAAACATACAAGATACTCAAAATGAAATCGGGTGAAGATATTATTGCAGACGTTCGCAAAACTAAAGACGGTAAACTTCGTCTTCACCGACCCATGGTTTTTAAGACAATGGTTTCTCCAGATATGTTTGGAGGCATGCGAGAAATCTTTATGTTAAAAAATTGGTTGATTCTTTCTTCC